GCCCCATAACCTGCGAGTTATCACGCCGGACTGAGAGGTTTGCGTTTTCGTGGGCCAACGCGGTGCGACGAAACTGCGACCTGTCGGAGCGATACTCGGAAATGTAGTCGCCATCAGCCTTGAATCGTCCAGTTAGCGGCAGTGTCAAAGCCATCGGCCACGAGCAAGACGCCCGAACTGTTGACCGGCATGTGCATTGCTTCTATTGTAAATGCCCCCTCATCGTCGGGCGCAATTCGCTCGACTTGATACACCCTGACTTGAGTGCTCGGCAACTTGACTGTAAACACTATCCCAGTGGGGGTTGCAGTAGTGCCGCCGCCGCTGACGGTCAATGTGGCATCAGCCGGCGGAGAGCCCTCAGTTCCATCCCACGCGACCACTGCATAGGTTCCATCCGTAAGCGGCTTGGTGCTTACAAGCGCACCCTGCGATGTGACGGCGCCGTTATTGAATTCGTCGTACTCGGTTTCATCCATCGCCACTTTGATGTAGTCACCTGGCGCAATGCGCGACACAAGCGCATCGTACATTGTCCCGAAAGTTATCACATGTTGTGGAATGCGTCGCATTCTGATCAAAAACTTGGCGGCATCAATCGCGTGATTCCGACTTGTGCAATATGCGCTCATATCAAGCTGCTCTACACGATCTCCGCCGCTGCCGCCAGCTGCGTCAGACTCGCGCACTAGCACCTCGCGCACAACAGGGAATAGACCTGGGTTGGTTAGGTCATTACCGGGCCGCTCCTCGCGATAACGAACGGAAACCTGAATCGGTTCTCGATCTTCTGGGTCAAAGTAGGTCAGCTTGAAACTGCCTTCTGCGATGTTGCCTGCGGTGAAAAGGCCACTGATCGGGACAGCAGTAAACGAAAGTGCAGGGCGCAGAAAATACTTGCCGTCAATTTCACCAAATTGAAGAAGATGTGTAGCAGCTAAGTCAGCCGCCCATTGGCGGATGTTGATTTGCTCAGCGATAGCAGCATCGTAGAAATACTTCCGACCCTGGCACCAAGCTGCAGCCGCTTGGAATTCAGTGGTGTTGACCATGTAAGGCTTGATCAACGTGCCAGCACCATAGGTTGCATTGGTCATCAAGTCATAAAGTACATCTGGGAACAGATGGGTGGCGCCAGATCCGCCAAGCATCAATGTGCATTCCTTGCCGCCGGTAACGTAAGCAGAAAATTGAGAGAACTGTTGAAATTCAGCGGATGAACGTATGTTGATGCCAGCAAGCGCCAAGTTGTCGTAATTAGGTGCTGTTGCATTTGCAACAATCTCGTTTACATAAACAATCTCGTGCTCCGCGCTGCCTTCGGCTGTTGAGTTGATTTCTGAGTAAACAAACGCTTCTGCTAATTTTGCGTAGTCATCAATGTAAGTGTTGCTGTCTACCTTGGGCAGCCCTTTGTATATCTGGTACTCGCTATTGCCATCAACTGTCATCGTGGTGCCGGCGAGAAATGTTGTCGCTTCCGGCATTGATGAATTTGCGATAAAGGTAAATGCTGAATTGTCGGACGGCAATCCAGATGTCCGCGTTAGCGTGCCGTTGACTGTGACGGTGTAATCCCCTGTTGCTTCTCCTGTTGTTCCAACTTCTGACGTGCCATCTGCAGTAGCCGTGAAAGTATCACCAACATTAGGCGAAACCGGTCCACCAATAGCCGCCCAGTTCGTATCACCAATAGTAGTAATTTCATACGTCTCGCCAATCACAAGACTTCCGAATGCCACAACGCCGTATCTTTGTCCTATTGCAGATACGTCGAAGCTTTGCCCTGTAATCAGTGGAATGTTGACACTGCCTTCTGCATCCCAAGTAATGCTAAGTTCGATGCTGTTTGCGGTGGTTTCGCCAGATGCAATCGAGAAAGTTGTTGCAATGTCGGCTGCGTGCGTGTGGTCAGATGTCTTCTTTAGGTAGAGATACAGGTCATCTAGTCCGGACGGCCCGAATGATTCGCTGATGCCAAATGACGTGCTGGACCGCGGGACTTGCTGTCCATTGAATGCTGCGGTGCAGCCATTTTCAGAGACAGTAATCAGCCCTTTTTTGTAATCAAGCGCATACAAGGATGTGCCGCCGTCAAGGCTAGATCGGATCTCGAATCCTGTCAGTGGCTCAAGTTCAACTTCTGGCTGCTTATCGCTTGAGAATTCAAGTCGGATAAAAGCAAACAGCGCTTGCTGCGATTCGCTTCGTGTGCCGTAGGTGTTGTTGAGATAGTTCCAGCTGGTGCTGCCGTATTCGCGCCATCTGATCCTGAAGAATGAATACCTCTCGAACGGTGCTGTAATTGTGCCGCTTTGATGGAAGATGTTCAGGATTTCATCAGCTTGCTCATTCTCGAATGCCTTGCAGTAGTCTCGATCAATAGTGCTGTATTTTTTGACTTGCTGAAAATTGCACATACCATTCATGCGTGCGCCAATCGTTGACTTAATGCCAATCTCGATTGCGCGGCATGACCTTAAAGCCGCAATGCGTGCGGATACATACCTAAAGATGTGCCCGCCAGTTGTACCGACTTCACGGTTGGGGATGTTGCCAAACGTGCCAGATTCAACAACTGCAGAGTCTTGCAGGTATGCCGCCTTGTGTTCTTTCACTTGGCCAGCACGTACTACCTCAAAAATAGCTGTAACGGTTGTACCGGTGCCGCCGCTTTGAAGGTCAACATCAGACACGAACGGGTCTGCGGTCCTGCTTGTGCAAATCGCCAATGCAGAACCGATCTTGTATAGCTCACCAATGACAAGGGCGTCATCCCAGCCGCGCTGCAACGATGCAACTGCTGATGCTACATCTTCAGCTGTTGCATCATCGTTATCTGCATTTGGTTCTGTGTAGTTATCAAAAACAACATCCTTGTGTGACTGATTGAAGATTTTATAGGTGAGTGTGTCTCCAACAGCAGCTGTTCTTGTTGCGCTATTGCCAGTTATACCTTCATTGTTAAGTCCGCTGAAGGTTGCAAATGGCGCTCTGAACTTATCGCGCTGATTCATCTGTTGCGAATCAGCAGGGCATCTTACTCTTACGTCATCCGATGATGTCGGCTTGAGTTGGCTGCGAACACCGGGCCGGAGCACTGAGTTCACTTTGTACATCAAGTTGTTACCGATTGGTGAATAGACACCGAATACGGTTTGATTGCTTGGGCGACTAGAAGAGCAGAAATCAGTGCGCGGTGCGCCATCCCAGTAAACCTGAAAGACATCAGTGCTGCTAGAGCTGCCGTCGTCATTTGCATTTGTGCGACCAGCAATGCGATCACTGCCGGAGATCCGTCCGCCGTTGCCGCTGAAATAAAGCGTTGCTCGTGCGGCTTGCTCTGTTGCGCTGCTGCTGTCGAACACATAGCCCTGCAGAGTGCTTGATCCAATCGCGAAGCCATTCGGGTCAACGCTGCTTACAGTGCCTTCACCGAGCAGAAACACCCCGCGCAGCATCTGCCCACCGCCGAGGCTAAGAATCTGGTTCCACAACATTGGCATGTTGATACGAATGCCGCCGTAGTAGTCACCGCTAATCAGCTCACGATTGGCGTAGACGATTGGAATAATGCTCCCAATCGTTGCGATGTCTTGCTGGCTGTCGAAGCCATAACGCGGTGCGAAGCGATCATTTCTGACGACTGGATCAACCGCCTGCTGCTGCTGACGCGGCTGCCCCGGCTGCCCTTGGCTGGGTAGCGAAGGCTTGAGCAGCAATGAAACCGCTGTGGACCCAACGGCAATCAACAGCGAAGCTGCTGCGAGGTAAATCTCCACGCCAGCAACAACAGCAGGCTGCGGGCCATCTGCGGCACGCTTGCGCACCTCGATCTGGAAATGACGATACTGATCTTCGGTGAGTCCGAGGATGCTGGCGATGTAGCGATCAGATGGCAGCATTACGCGAACTTCCTAAATTCAAGTGTTTTGCATCGTGCAATTGGCAACCATTGCACCCCACGCTTGTGATGTACATGCAGCAATCCATCGTCAACGACGATGCCAATTCCGATTGTCCGCTCAGTGGAGAACAATGTAACGGCGTGCTCCTCTGGCGCTGCTAGTGGCATTGTAAGGCTCTTGTATGCTGCGATCAATTCATCGTGATCACCAACCTCGGTCATGTCTAGCCATGTTGGGTTGAGCGCTGGATGCGACGCGGCGGATTGATCAAGCACTGCCCAAACCATGAGCAAGCAATCGGCGCCGATGCCATCACGCGGATCAGCTCGAAAGCAATGCGGCAGCCCAATCCACTGACGCCACATCAGCTGAGTACCAATGATGCCGACGTGGGCAATGCACCAACCAGCTCAGTGCTTAGCGTGCGCCTTGGTGCCTGCGACTGAACAGCATCGAGAGGAGATGTTAAGCGTAATGTAACCGTGTTGTTTGATGTGTCCATTTCATACGAAGCAACGCGCCAGATCTCAGTTGTGATCAAGGCATCATCGGCAAATGTTGAAGGATCAAGGCTGACGGTTTTGATCTCTAGTATGTATCGATTCTGCACCGCTTCGGCGAACAGATTTACAGAGATCAAATCACAACCGGCAACTAGCGACGCATCAGAGCGTTCACCACCACGAGCACCGCCGCCGGACGATACGGCAAATGGCGCAAAGCTGTAGGTGACGCCGCTGTACGTCCTGCTTTCGTTGATGCTGAAGTTTTGATACAGCGTGCCTGTGTAGG